CATAGTGTCACATCAGTAATAGCGGTCATTGCATTAGCCGTGTCCACACCTTTTTTAACGGTGCGAACACGGATGTTAAGCAGGTCAAAGTTGGTATATTCGCCAACTTCGCCACTGCTTAGGCCGGAAGTAGCATTGCTTGGAGTTTCGCCAGTACCTGCGACTCTAAAAACTGTAGTATTTGTATCATTTCCAAAATCAGTGATTGTCGAGCTGGATAAGGATGGCGTAAACGGGCTCATGCCGCTAGTGCGCACGTTTGCCGATGAGTTAGTTGGTATTTGAAAGTTTCCAAACACGCCAGAGAAACCAGGGCTGCCAACAACATTAGTTCCATACACAGGGGCGCTACCGTTGCTTGTCTTAACCCAATGTTGTCTCCAGTTTCTGATAACACCACCAGGGGAGACAAATCTGCCAAACCTGTCATATATGCTTTCAAACGCTGGCCCTTGGTTTTTCCAGTTTTCTGTATTTGGGCTATCAGTAGCGCTTGCGACGGCTGGCGGATTTTGACTGTTGAGCAGTAAAACATTATTAAATGGGGCGTTGTAGTCTATGCTATAGGTGCCAGCCGTGCCTTCAACTTTAAATTGTCCGTCAAACACTACAGATATTGAAGCTGCAGAAGATGCAGGCATGAACAAACAAGTTGAGTGACCATTGACAAAGTAAGAATATCCTTGGCCTGCTCGCCGAAGCCTGACCGCTGCAAAGTTGCCAGTATTCACCTCTGAAGATATTTTGACATTGCCAACAAGTCCCAATCCCCTAATTCGTATTAACTTGTCGGTATTGATTTTAAGAAGACCCACGTTGTTTGTTACGCTTGCTGCTACATCAAATGCTGCTGGGGCCATAGCACCAATAGCAACATTAGACAGCGTTGCTGTACTGCGAAACTCCATAACATTCGCTTGCCTGACTCCAAAGAACTCACCCGCAGAAGGCAGGGTTAGCATTGCATGAGTCCGTATGAAATAGTTTAGCGCATTATCTGGATCTGCGATTGCAGAATTGCGCCAGTTGCCAGACGTATTGATTGATGCTGCAACTGTTGTGGCTGTCGTTGCAGGCCAAAGCGAATCAGGGACCCCCGCATTTGCAATAGTTGTCATAGGCCCCCACCACACAACCCCAGTAACTTGTGCGTCTTGCTCAAATATAAACTGCAGAGTATCAATGAACAGCAGGAGGCTCTCGGTATCTATCAATGAGGTAGCTTTAGCCAAAAAGACAGGTTGTTTTGATGAGTCGTAGAAGTTAGCACTACTAAACGGGATGGTTCCGCCATCAGCGGAAGTGTTTAGATAGCTCCCACTGCCCACATAACTCCAGGCTCTGATCCTTGTAACGCTCTTAAAGGTCAGAACATCAATTTCTGCATAGATGCCAGGTCCTAGTCTAAACTCAACAATCTCCTGTGGTGAGAATGCTGCGTTGGCGTAATCTACAGCAGCACTGAGACTCTTGATGCGATTTGCAGAGCTTGTTGGTGGTGTTTGCAGCAGGGTATCTAGATTTGTTTCATTTGATCCATCGATAGGGTCAACGTAGACCACTTGAACGCCAGTGCGTTGTGACAGAAGCCGTTGTTGGATGCGCCAATAGTTCAGTGCCGACAGTGTCACCATTTCTGGATTGGCTTCTAGTTGTATATCAGTGCTAGCGACCGGAGCATCAGCACCAGTTAAGATAAGTCGTGCAATCGGCGCAAGTGATCCGGCGCCTGGTCGTGTTGTCTTTGCCAGTGCTTGGTTTCCATACGTCACCTGACCGTTAATCGTGACATCCTGCAAGCTTGCCGTCTGACCAACCTGAATACCATTAGGGAAACTAGTCAGCTGGATTTCATCTAACGTAGACCCGCCTAATCCTTCAGGGCTGATCGTTGCGCCCGTTGCAATGTCTTCTAGCCCTTTAGGTGTTACTTCAAATCCATCTTCGTTGCTGCCTTTGGGGACAACCCGGCCACCGGCATTGTTCAAAAAATAGGCGGAAAACTTATTGGCAGCTGACATATCACCCTGGACAGAAGGCAGTGAACGATCGTAGTTACCCCATCCCGACCACTCCCAATTGTGGTTATAGAATCTGAGCGTAGATGGCCTACGGAACTCTATAGCCCAATTGCCGCGACCGCTTGCAGCGCCACCTGCTGGAGCATCAGGGAAATCCGTAGCACTGCTCGGGTCAAGCTGCCTGCTGGCTGCCACCTTTGGTACCAGCGCTGCATGCGCCTGTCCATCAGTAAATCCAAGCGCACGCAGGAATCCATAGATTCCCAGATAATCAGTGCCCGTGCGATATTGATCGCGAACCGGCCCTGCCGATGTCCAGATCGTGCTCCAGTTGATACCCAACGTGGTGGAGCTGTCGCTATCTGATATATCCGTATCCAAAACCAGAATCGGCGTTTCGTTGATTGGCGACTCCTCAGGGTTGAAGTCTGAGGCCATCTGGACAAGGGTCTCCAGCCATAGAGCTGGATCCGGCGCTGCCCCAACGCTTACCAAATCTTTAGTGGCTTGGAAGTGCTTACCGGCATGCCGTACCACCATGCCACGACGGTAGAACGTTGATGCGGCATACGTCCTGTTCGGCGCGCCACGTCGAATCGTCAGCTCGCTGGTCTTCACCACACCAGCACCCGGAGCAGGCCCAGTGCCTGCTGCAGTGACGATAAGCACCTCTTCGCCGCCACCAGCCAACACGCGGCTGATCTGCCCGCCGGCACGCGCAGGATCAGTCTGCAACACCTGATCACGCTGCGGGAGCCTAGCGCTTGCGGTGTTGTTCAGGATCAGGCTGGCGCGGCGCTCAGCAACGGTCCTAGTGTCCACCACGCGGCGGATGTAGACACGCCTGTCAACAGCAGCATTGCCCGCCGCTGCATTGGTTCCAGACTCCTGCAGCGCTCCGGTGATGTTGATCACGGATGGAGCGGTGCTGCTCCATGCCGAGCTGGTCAGCGTTGCCCGCCAGTCACCGCCCTGCGGATTCTCGACCCAGATGCGCGTGCCATTGGCCAGGCTGTACCCCTGCCCCAGCAGCAGCGCTGGCACCGTCGTTGAGCTGGCATCAATCGCCAGACCATTGGTCAACGTAATGGTTGAGCTGGTGACACTGGCCACCACACCAAGTTCAATTATGCGGATGTTGCTGATCTTTTCGCTGAGGTTCAATGGAACCTGAATCCTGCTGACTGCCCAGTTACGGTCAACAGGGAACGCAAAGCTCTTGTATCCCGCCGCCTCTGCGCTTAATTCACCAAAAGTCGTATTGCCGTTATTGTCTGTAACGTCTGCTCCGCTGTCAATCTTAGTCCTTCGGCTTAGTCCTATACCAAAGATTGAGACATCTTGCAAATAAGCATCACGCACTGCCAAGAGTCCGTAGCTGTGGCGGCTAGGGTGGCGGCGGATGTTATCAGGCGTGGCTGCATAATACTTGGCTTGGCCCGTGTTGTCATTGGTCAGCGTTACCCAGTTGCTATTTTCATAAACTTGGAAACATCTAAGATCGTTCTGTTGGTTGGTGTTGGTAAAGTTGGCGCGGACCATTGATTTAAGGCCCGCCATTTTCTGCCCATCCCAGAACACAGATCCCATGCCCCAGTTGCTGCGCACAGACACCTGGAACGGATACGGGCTGGCACCTGCCGTAGAGTTCCATGCTGGCGTTGGTGCTTGCGTTTGATCAATCGGTCCTGGAGTTTGGTATTCCGTAGGTCGTGCTGCTAGTAAGGCTGATGCAAGATCGGCGCCAGTCCCTACCGTTGCTTCAACCTTGTCGTAAAATAGATTTAGCTCCGCTTGGCTAGCGGCACCCATTGCAGAAAATAGGTGGCAGGATTCTGACTGCCCTATCTTGTCCATTGTCGTAAACTGAAAGCCGTCATAGCTTCCAGTTACCAGCAGCATCTGCCGGCGATTGCTATAGTCCGCAGCCTCATCCGCGAATGACGGCACCCAGTTAGGCCGCAGGGTCGTCTTACGCAAAACCTTGCCAACCATGCTAGAGCCTCTCGGCACTAGCAAACCACCGCTAACAGGTGGGTTAAACGCAATCAAATCTGCAATCGTTGGATCCTTGGAATTTCCCCAGCTTGCAAGGCTTGCTGTAGCAGAACCCGGATCATTGTAAACAATATGTCGTCCAGTGCTCAGCTCAATAACAACGCAATCAACATGCGCACGTTCGTCGGTATACGTGTACCAGTCCCTGCTGGTGATGATCGCTGCTTCGATGCACGCCCGGTTAATAGTACGAAACGGGCGCTGCTTGCTGTATCCACATTCAAGCTGCTGCAGAGAAATACGCCTTAGCTTTTGCGCAATGATTTCTTCATCAGTTGCGCCAGCTTCGTGGGTATTGTATTGGCCGCCAACAAAACGATCCGAACCTGTATATGGATTTACATACAGGTGAAACGGTCCATTGAGCGGATCTGCTGGACCGCCACTGCCACTCAACAGCCGGGCATTGCCCACCACCTGGCGAAACAGATCCAACAGCTTGCCAATCTGCCCCGTAAAGTCACCGGCGTTTGCGGCAACGTCAAGCGCTCCTGCTTGCCCCGCTCGCTTCAGCTCTGACATCTAAGCAACACCATGCCTACCATCAGGCTATGGACCCTCCGCTACCAGCCGGATACTTCCCGTCGCAATGAACTGCGCCGTAAACAAAATCACATCCGTTGGCTTGGTATCAACATTTGTCTTGCCAAGCAAAATATCCGTTTCATAAAACACACGTTCGCGCACTAGAGGTAAATTGGCATTTTGCTGATCTACCATCTGAAACCGTGCTCGCGCTTTGCTGCCCTGCCCTGTCAGCATCATCAGCCGCAGCATCCCCAATCCGCTCTGCTCACCGCTGATTCGTGAATGGTCAATCTCACCATTAAAGCTCCCAGCACCCCTTAACATTCCCTTTGCACTTTCGCCAAACGCTTGGCCAATCGCTCCTTGGTCCAAATTGTCTGCATCCATCTCAAATATCCAACCAGTCAGGTCGCACTGCACAAGCCAGCCGCGTTCCTCAACATCCTGCGCAGTCTCCGTCAACACTAGAGGCACGCTGGCCAGCAACTCTGCTGGTTGCTCACCCATGCTGATCTCCGCATCACCGATCGCCGTTAACAACGCCACCGCCGCAGACTCATATCCAGCTCGATTAGACGCCGGCAAGATCAACATCGGCCCTGGCGACACGTTACGCAATGGAATCAAACCCTGCACTCCGCCATTGATTGCATCAAGCTCAGTTGCGTACAACCGCACATCATCCATCTCATCACGATGAATGTACGCATTCATTGTTTGTTGGAATCCAACCGTCGCAGCAGACTCGTAAAACGGCGCACTTGGGTTGCTGCCATAAAACGATCCACCACTTAAGCGGCTAGTCAGTGCAGGCCCTGCAGCATTTTCACCTTCAGGGTAGAACGCATGACCTGCAGGGCATGGCGCTGCACCGTTAACCCCCACGCCACCCGGCACACCACGTAACGCGACTATCAGCACTTCATCGCCCGATTGAAACGCCAAGTTGGTCAAATCCAGCGATGGCGCTTGGCCACGTTGCAACCGCTGATCCGCCAACACCGTAGGAGCAGGCCATTCACGGCTTAACGTGATCCGGCCGTTCTGCCCCAAAACTGCCATCAGAACTGACCAGTAGGTTTTCCTGAAATCACAAACGAAACATTTGCGCTGGTCAATTCACCCACGCTGGTGCTGATCCCCTGCGAGTTGATCAGCGCTTGGCCTGTGATCGTCCCATCAGGACTGCCGTTGAACAGCACGATCGACAGCTCATCAAGCGTTTCGCCATCCTGTAAAATCCGATTCATCAGATCGCGTGTTGGTTGGTCATCACGCTTGTATAGCAGTGTCCCACTACCGCTGGTAGTGCGCTTGCCATACGCACACTGATCATCCAAGTCCCCAATGCCGGTCGTCTCTAGCGTCTGCCGCTGCGTCTCGATACTGATGTTCCTGATCTTCGCCACTTTTACGCCGCGAAACCGCACCTGCGCATGGGTTCCATTTGCGACAGTCATGCGATCCCCACTACTGCCTACAGTCTAAGCTCCGCTCGAAACTCACACCGCACCGTCACCCTGCTGCCACCTGCAACACGTTCGCCCTGCGGTGTCCCGGCCCAGTACCACTTCATACCCAAACTGTTGTTTCGGGCGATGTACGCCAACAGGTTGGGGTCCGTTAAGTTGTTCCATACGATCGCAGGGAAGGTCACATCATTTACAATCCCCTTGGCATCGTAGTAAGCCTTCAGGATCAATCCTGCCTGAGCCTGCGTCCGATTCGCAAACGTCAGCGTCATTCCAGCATCACTAGGCTTATCGCCCCACAGCCGCACACTGCGAACGCCCGACTGTGACCGCGTTGCAGTCACCGGCCACTCAGGGGCTACAAACCCATCCTCCGTTGGTTGTATTGCCGGAAATTGTACCGTCATCGTTCGATCACCCATGCACCTGCACTATCCCAGTCTGCAACAGCCAGCAGCCGACCGTCAGACCCTGTAGGCATGTGCACCGCCTCGATGTCGTATTTTCCATCCTCAGTTGGCGTGATCCGTGCAATCTGGTATGTCCTCACTTCTGTGCTGATCTGCTTCACAGTGAACATCACACCAGCAGGCGAACCCTGACCACCAGCCACCGTCAGCGTGCCATTATCATCCACGGCTCCACTGCCGCCCCAGCTCACCACCTGATACGTTCCATCCGCCAACGTGGTGCTGCTCACGATCGTGCCATTGCCTAACACCACGCCATTGTTGAACTGGTCGTACACCGTCACATCTAAAGCACAGAGGATATAGTCGCCAGGTCCTACGCCGGCGCTGATCCCTTCAATGCCGTCATACGTAGTCCGAAACTTGATGCTGTGGTCCCTGAGCCTTCGCATCCGTAACTGAAATTTCGCTACATCAATAGCGTGGTTTTCATTTGTGCAGAACTTCTCCAGTGAGATTGTCTCAATAGGCAACCCATCACTCCCGTGCGGTGCTGCCTCACGTACTAACACCTCGCGTTCCTCAGGGAACAGTCCAGGATTGATTGGATTGATGCTGCTGCGCTCCTGCCGCCACTTGACACTGAACCGCACTGCCTGTCGATCATCTGGCGCGATCGACTCATACTTAAAACTGACCCCCTCGTCGATAAAGCCCGCAGTGAACAGCGCTTTATGCTGCACCGGATCAAACGTGATGAACGGCACTAGGTCATACTGACCATTTACCTCACGGAAATCCAGCAGCATTGCTGCAGCTGTTTCGGCTATCCACTGCTTCGGTGGTTCCTCACTGATAATAACTGGACCATCGTAGAAATACTTACGGTCATAACACCATTGTGCCGCAACTTGGAAATTGCCCAGTTTTATCTGATCATCACTAATCCGACCGGGGCCATACTTTGCATTGGTCAACCGGTCTAATGCAAGATCAGGCTGCAGATGTGATGGGCCCGTGGTAAGGCTATTCAGCAACCTGCGCACCTCAGTCCCTCCGGTAACATATCCAGACCACTGAGAGAATTGCGCCCACTCAAATGCTGATCGTGCATTAACAGCAACAAGGCTTATGCCCGTATATTGCGGCGTGCTGGCATTGGGCCTGATCTCGTTCACATACACAATCTCATGCTCAGGCCCATTCGCTGCTGAAGATTGCGCTTCTTCATACACAAATGCCTCGGCTAGCTTGCCCCATGCGTCGAGATAGTTATTCTCATCCACCTGCGGCAGCCCAATATCCTCACGCCGCGTTGTGGTGATCGTAAACCGTGACCGCACACGGTTAACAACTTCACCATTGCTGCGCCATGTAACTCCGCCTGAAGCATTTGTTACCGTAGAAGTAAGTTTAGCATCAAGGATTACTAGATCGCCTGTCGCTATATTATTGCGAATCTCCCAACCGCTTACAGGTACTAGCTCAAGCTCCCATCTCTTCTGCGATGGCATTTCCAGCACTAAGTAATTATACGATGGCTGGTCTGTGCTACCACGAAAACCAAAGCATGGGCTAAGGATTGTAAACGCTCCGCTGCCCGCTTCACGGAAACCTAGCTTAAAAAACGAATATCTTTCTTCGATCGTTGCAACGCTGCCCGATTGATAAATGTCTACGTTCAGCTTTTTGCCACGCTTTACCGTATCCCCTTCACGTAATAGGCACGCACGGCCATCAGCCTCAGCCAGTGTTAACGTATCGCGGAAGTTGCATAATCCATTGATCCGCTGGCCTAAAATTGAGCGAAAACCAATTTCAATAACTCTGCATTCAGTCTGCGTCGTAACATGCGCTATTGCACAGCGAATCAGATGCGGTCCTGA